CATCAAACGTAACAACCCTATAGAAAGGTTGCCAGTAGCCCAAGCCGCAGGCACAGGACTCAAAATAGAGTGGTTAAGGGAAAACGAAATCACTGAGGATGCTGTTTCTGAGGCCGCTGTTGGTGACCAATTATCCTGGAGTGAGGATGTAACCTACACTGAGGTAGAATCCACTCTCAGGTATATCTACATCCAGAGGAAACTAGACCGCTATGTCCAGAACATCTATGGCACCTATAACGACTATCGGGCACAGATGCTCCTGGAGTGCGAGAAGGGTTTGAAGCGGAAAATAGGTGACCGTATCATCTATGCGGATACTACTTATGGAGGTTCACCAACACAGTGGGATGGTCTCCATGCGTTAGTAGCTGAAAGAGGTACACCAAACTCAGCCTCAGTAGTAGCCTATTCAGACCTCAACCTTGACGCAGAGGATGGTGGTCTTCCCCTTAGCCTGCTTAGGCGGATGGTAGATGCCATGATGTTTGGTTGTGATGAGATTTGGGTTCCTCCAGAAATCGGCATCCGCTTTGACGCAGCCTATGGAGAGTATGGTTTCCGCACTGACACTGGGGAAGCCTTACAAACCATCGTTCACGGTGACATCAGCCTGTTAACCAGAGGTTTGAATGAACTTGGTAGACCAATTATGTATTGGATGGGTATACCAATAGTTCGGACTGACTTCCTGGTTGATGAGGAATCTGGTACTGGTACTGGTGCTACTGAAAACAAAAGGGCTGTGTATAGCTCGGACAGAACCTTCTCCATCTTTGGTCTTAGGTTTGGTAATGTCCTGGCTAGAGAACCTGGCGTAACATTCGCTTATGGCGGTACTGAAGGCGAGGGTGACCTTTATGAGTTGGTAACCTTTGATGCCCTAGAAGATTACAATGCCAGTGGGATTAGGTTGAATTCCTACGGTTCGGTGCTTCTAGGCTCAACCAAGTGTTTAGCAAGAATCCACGATGTGGATAATTCCCCCATAACTGCATAAGAAGGAGGTAAATAATGACTGTTTATGAGTCTAAGGTAATGTCCACAGGTGGCAGTTCCCCTATTCCTGTTGACCATGTGGAGATAAATACTGTCCTTGACACTAAAAATGTCCGTATCAATAGCAGGGACTACACAGCAACTAGTGGTGATGTTACGGCAGTACAGTCCAAACCTAATATATCTGTAACTGGTACTACTGGTGTAACTGCCCTTGAGGTCTCTCCTAGATTTGCCGATGGTATTGCTGGTTCAAAACTAGTCGGTATAATGTCCAATCCTGATTTGAAGGGCACTACTGGAGACCTCTCTAGTGCTATGAGGTGTTACGAAGGAAAACTGGAGAGTGCTAGTGGTAGTACCAGAACCGTGGCGGAGGCTTACGTCCTTCATTGTATGCAAGCCTTGCATGGTACTGTTACTACTGGACCATATCCCATCTGTGTTGATACTGCTGGAGGGAATGTGGCTTGGGCTGGTTTTGCTAAGTTGCCCGACGACAGTCAGGTGGCAAACGATGAGGATACTGGTACTGCCAATACTATTGCGGGCTATATCAAGGTTCTCATTGGTTCAGCAACAAGGTACATATACACGTACTCTGTAATTCCTAGTGAATAAAACCTAAAGGCTTTGGGAGGTGAGCCTCTAATCACCTCCCAGGATATGATGAAAGTTATTACGGTCAATAAGCTGAAGGTAGAAAAGGCTAACTACGAGAAACTGTTAGCGGAACAAAGGCAGCTTCTATCCACTACCCAGGTGAACGTAATTAGGCTAGAGGGTGCTTTAGCTTATATAGACGGTAGTTTGGCTGAATTGCAGACAGAGGAAAAACCAGATGGCTGAACATGAGGTGGGAATAACCTTGGGAAGGAGGAAATAATGCCATTACCTGTGGAGAATTTAACACCGGATAGCCCTATAACATCTATTAGGGAGGCTATCAGTAAGTCCATAGCCCAGTGTGTGAGGGAAGGTGGGCGAGAACAGAAACAATGTGCAGCTATTGCCTATGACATAGCTAGGGAAAAAACAGGGAAAAGTTTAGGTGAAGGCACACAGAGATAGGAGGTAATTATGATTGGAGCCAAATATACCAGATTAACCGAGGCTGGCAATATCAAAGCCAGTCCTGGTATGTTGCATTGGTTAATCGTCTACAACAATGACGGTGACCCTAGATATGTAATCCTCAATGATGCTACCAGTGGTACAGGTAGTGAGGTAGCCACATTTAAGGTAGCCAGCAAGCGGACAGAGGTATTTAATTTCAACCCACCCATAGCTCTCGGTGTTGGTATCAGGATAGGAACCTTTGAGGAGAGTGCTATGGAAGTAACTGGTGGCTACAGTTAGGTGATAAATGAGGACTATCAGTTCATCCTTACAAGCTGCTCAGGAGGCTGTATCAGGCACTCCTTATGTTGGGTTAATATTCCGCAATCCTGCAGGTGGTTCCGTCAACTATACTGACAGGAAAAAGCTGGTAGAACACCATGAGGAGCCTTACAATGATTGGGCTATTATCCTCCTAGATAATAGTGATAGGGCGGTTATAGACCTGACTGGTTATCACATCCAGATATGCTATGGACATGATGATGATTGTGTCCAAACTGCTCGGCTATGGGTTAAGTCCCAAGCCGAGATTTCTATGGAAGGGAAGTTAGTGGTAGCTGTGACCTTGGAGGGAGCCTGGTCTCTCATGGGAGAGCAATTGTTGAGGGTTGGTAGTCCTCCATTATATAATGATTCACCTTATACCACCCAGACTATTTACAGTATCCTGCGAACCCTCATAGTGACGGAACTGGTTGCTGCTACTGGGTTTAATTTTAGCTTGGAATCTCTAGCAGACCAAGATGATGGTATAATCAACACCTTTATCCCTCAGTTCTCTCCTAACCAGGTAGCCTTTGATGATTTTAATACGTTGGTACAAACCCTGATGGCTATGACCCATTGTTACCTGAGGGCTAGGGCTGGCTTGGTATTTCAGATAATTTATCCTCAGGATACTGATGATGTGGATGAAACATACTATTCCAACCAGGCTCACTTTTTCTTCGAGTATGTGGAGCAGAGGAATATTATTGTTCCCAATCATGTTATAGTATTTTGTAACCAGCAGGAGGAAGGCTGGGTAGCAGAACTTATTATTACTGGTGAGGCTGAGGATTCCGACCAAATAGCCAAGTATATGGAGGTTATTGGTCTGTTTACTGCTCCTACAATTACCAACCAGACCGATGCCAACAACAGGGCAAGTGCTATATTATCCAAATTACAGGCTGAGATTATGTCTGGTAGGCTGGTTATACCACATGATTGTAGGGTGGAGTTATATGACAGAGTCAAGGTCTATGATAGCAGGGGAGTGTAGAGTATAATGGCGGATATGACTTGGGGAAACAGTTATGAGTGGCCTGTTCTTCCTAATGGTGTTGGGGTTCCACAGGAAGTTGAATCCTGTGCGTTGAGTGATAACAAGTTTGTCATTGCTTATAAGTATGCGAAGGTTGGCGACCCTGGCGACGAAGAAGGTCGAGTGCTAATTGGTACAAGAGTCGGTAATGTAATTAGTTATGGTGCCGAAGTGGTCTTTTCCCAGCCTATCATCGGGAAAATGAGTCTATGCAGATTAGATGACGACAGATTTGTTATCTGTTATTGTAAAAAGGCCAGTGGGGTGACGATGAATCTTTATGCCAGAGTGGGCACAGTTGTTGGCGATGTGATAACCTTCGGAGCGGAAGTAGATTTATCAGGTTCACGAGCTCGGCTTCCAGAAGCTTGCACATTATCTTCTTCCAAGTTTGTAGTTACCTATAATGATATAGGCGCTGGTGACGAGGGAACAGCTATTGTAAGCATGGTTGCTGGTAACACGATAACTCCAGGAGCGCCCACTATTATTAAGGCAGGACTTTGGGAACAGGTTGACCTTGCAAAAGTAGACACCGATAAAGTCGTAGCAAGTTGGAGAGACCATAGTTCGGGATGCCTATTGGCAGCAGTGGTTACTGTTTCAGGAACTATTGCCTCCATGGCTACTCCATTAGTTGTAGATTCTGGTTCAAGTAGGTGGCAACGGATAGTTTACTTAGGTAATGATAAACTTATGTTGACTTGGGTTGAAGGCGATGTGTATGTAACTTATCATGGGTTAGCTTGTATTTTAACAGTTTCAGGCACAGCACTCAGTAAGGGTGATGAAATAGAAACCCAGGCCGCTGCACCTGCGGGGCAGGCAACAGTATATCCTCAGCTAGTGGGCATTGGAGAAGATAATAGTCTCTTTGTATATAATATGAGCAGTTCATCGGGTAAAGGGACATCAATATGGTGCACTGTTTCAGGAACAACAATAACTCTTGGTGATAAGGAGTATTGGAGTTTACCTAGCGGAACTCCGTATGGACTTACCTTTGCGGGAGAAACCAAGGTAGTTCTGGTTTATGGAGCCAGTGGTTCATACTACGCTATGGTTGGAACATGTCCATTTAGAGTACCTACTGTTACAACCAATCCTGCTACTTCGGTTACTGGAACATCGGCACTTCTCCACGGAACCTTAGACGATGCTGGTGGTGAGTCTTGTACCTGTGCTTTTGACTATGGACTTACTACTAGTTATGGTAGTGAGGTGGAAGCTCTAGGAACATATGACACTGGGGAATCATTTCAGAAAACTGTAATTGGATTATTACCTGCAACTACATATCATTTCAGGGCTAAAGCTACCAACAGTGAGGGAACTGGCTATGGTGATGATTTAACCTTTACCACTCTTGGTGATGTTTATCCGTCTGTAGGTACTACCAGAGTGTCCAGCTTGGTTCATCGTTGGGTTCCAGGCAGCTATACTCTAGAGATGGTGTTAGGAGGAGTAACATCCGAGTTTGGTTTAATCATCCCAACAGGGAAACCAGCTCCGACGATACCTACATTACCTGTCTGCCAGAGTGATGAGGTATTAACCTGGTCTTTAGAGAAAGGTTACTATTGTATGAAGGTGTCAGATATTCCTCCAGGGAAGTATTAAAATGGGTAGAGAAAAAACAGGAAAGCGTTACGATAGTTTTGAGGACTTAGAAAGGCGTTGGCCTAGGATACCAGCGGGTATGTTGACTCAAATATTATTCACAGCCAGATTACCCATTGGTATATATGGTACTACTATGTACGGGATGTGTGCCTATGGAATACAATATGGTTATTACGGTCTAGGCTCCTACAGTGATTGTTATTACCAATCTGCACCTGACGGAGTCTATGGTTTTAGCTATTATGATAATTGTATTTATTAAAGGAGGTGTACTATGGGAACAGGAGTAGCAGTAGCAGCGGGTGAGTTAATTACTCACACCAAGATGAACCTGAAATTGGAGGATTATGACCTGATAGATGACCAGGAGTTGATATTTGGGACTGGTGATGATTGTAAAATAGATTTTGATGGTACCAATATAGTTATCACCTTAGCCTCGCAGTTCAACTTCAAGTGTACAGGTGGAGATTTCTGCCTGGATACTGTAACGGATACTGATAATGTTAGGTTGAACAGTAGAGATTATGAGGCTACCAGTGGTGACATGACGGCTGTGCAGAGTAAGCCCAACATCAGTGTTGGTGGAACCACAGGTGTGACTGGAATTGAAGTTTCACCGAGGTTTGCTGACAGCATAGCAGGTAGTAAGATAGTTGGGATTATGTCCAATCCTTTACTTAAAGGAACCACTGGAGACCTTAGCAGTGCTATGAGGTGTTATGAGGGTAAGTTAGAAAGTGACTCAGGTTCCACAAGGACAGTGGCAGAAGCCTATGTGCTCCACTGTATGCAGGCTTTACATGGAACAGTTACCGTCGGGCCTTACTGCATTGCGGTTGATGCTGGTGGAGGCAATGTAGCCTGGGCAGGGTTTGCCAAACTGCCCGACGATAACCAGGTAGCCAACGATGGTGATGATAAATCTGGTGGTACTGTAGGCTGGATTAAAGTAATGATTGGGTCAAAGACTGGTTATATCCAAGTTGAACAATTGGCGTAGGAGGGAATAATGAAACTAGATGTGAAGGCAGAACTACAGAAACAACTGGAGGAAGTGGCAGCCCTTGATGCCCAACTACAGCAGTTACAGGCACAGAGGAAGGCTCTACTGGAGGAATTGTTCAGGAAACAG